GAGTGAGCCTATAAGCCGGGTTCTGTAATCGGCAACCATTTATCTCGACTTTGCGTCGCCGCAAAGCTCAAGCACGCAACCCGAATGCACGGAAGAAAGGTGACGCTTTCAGGTAGATCAACCACGTTGTCGAGCTGGGGTGATTGTGTCAAGCCAGGCATCGCCAGGACAACGGCGACGAACGAGCCGTCCTGATTCATGCCTTTGTCGTTGTTAACCTTGATGATCTTGGGATGCTCGGTATCGAATGAAGCAAAGGAAGCCATAACGTACGGCTCTTTTACGTTGCGCGAAGTGCCGTCTACGTTTACCGTGGTGGCGGTGTTGTTCTCGTAGTCCAAGGAAGCTTCATTGCCGGCAACGTTCTTCAGCACTGAAGGGTCCACAGTTTCATTGTTCAACTTACGGCCTTAGGTAACGGAGAAAGGCAGCTCCTTGTTGGTGATACCTGAGTAATGGACGTCCTTGCTGTTTGTGCTCCACTTTGGTGTCGTCTTGCGCGAAGGTGATTATGTCGTCGTTGGGCGCGATGGCCTGCAAGTCGGATTCGTCGGACGTCACATCAGCCCCGAAGGGCTTTTCGGCCACTTGACTACGGCAATGTCTTTGTGCTCGCCAGAAGGAGTGGTGGTCGCCTTTGAGCATTCAGCCTTTTTGTGGGTGGAACCATGGGCGGTGATGGAATCCTGCTCTTGCTCTTAGGTGTGCTGTCTTTGCGCAACGGTGGCGGTACTGGTCTGCTCGGTAGTTTGTGCATCCTATATGTTTTCCGCTTACGCTTTGATATGGACTTTGGACGGCTTTCGAGCAACGGAAAGGGCTTCGTGTGCTATTGCTTTGCTGGGGTTACAGTGAAAGAGGACGCATGAAGTTTTCAGATAGTGTTGTTATGTTTGATTATGCCAAATTTCCGATTCTCGGAAATTTGGCAACTGGGGTAGTGATCGGATTAGATTCTGCCGAAGAGCGTGTTTGCAGAGATGCGTTCGAGGCTGGGTCTAAGGAGTTATCTACGGACGATTTTTCTCCTGAGTTCTGTAGCGCTTTGAGCGAAGGGAAATTCTTTCGAGAAGAGCACGATGGAAATCTATCAAGATCTGCATATCTTCATGTGACACAAAGATGCAATTTGAATTGCGTCGGGTGCTATTCCGTGAATTCGAAACGTAATGCTTCGCCCGATCTCCCTCTTGCGGATATCGAAGTCATTCTTACGAAATTGAAGGGGCTGAATGTCGATAGTCTGGTTATTTCAGGCGGGGAACCTTTTTTGCGGAAAGACTTGCCCGATATTGTTTCTTTTGCAAAGACGAAGGGTATAAGGAGCGTTTCTGTAATAACGAATGGAACCAGCATAAAGAGAGAGATCCTTCAAAGGTTGTCTGGTGCTGTGGATAGAATTGCTGTTTCGTTTGATGGCTCTTCTTCTAGTTCCGAATCGTATATCCGTGGATATCAGCGGTTTGCTGATCTAAAAAAGAGCATCCTTGCGATTGAAGAAGAAGGGATAAACGCTCATATCATAGCGACGATTCACGCTTTTAATATTCAGGATATTCCTTCATATTTTGAGTTAGCTCGCTCTTTGAATGTTGGCATCAACTTTAGTCTGCTGTCATGTACTGCTGATGATAAGCATTCGAAGAGGCTTATTCCCGACGATAATGCGCTTGAGCGCTTGGCTGAAATCTTGATAGAGAACGCCGGTCAAAATGCATTTTCTTGTGGCTTTAATTTGAACGGTTCTATTTCGGCAAGAGGTTCGTGCGGTGCCGGCCGAACCTGCTTAAGCGTATCCCATGAGGGGCTCCTGTATCCCTGTCATATGTTGCAGTTTGATGGCTATACCATTGCGAACTTGTTGAAGGATAGTCTTGCGGATGTCGAAGAAAAAATTGATAATTCACCCTTTTCGACTCTGGACGTTGAATCAATTTCAGGATGCTCGAATTGCGGCATGAAGTATTTATGCGGCGGAGGCTGCCGTGCCCGTTCATTGTATGCCTATGGTGACGTCCGATCCTGTGATCCGTATTGCGCCTTAGCCAAAAAATTTTATGGTCTGCTTGGCGATTTGCTTAGAAGATTCTATGCGTAACCGATTGATTCCTACCGTTAACATGAGCAATTATGGACATAGTTTATTGGTGATAGTTGCGCGAAATCATCAACGCACTTGATAAACGCAGCTCAAACGCTGAAAACGCTCCTAATCTCGTCTGCGCTGGGAAGAGTTTGGGAAGAATCGGCTCCAAAACGCTGAATTTTAGCGGTTTCTGCCGCCAAATCGCGCTCGTGAATCCTTGCGTATATGTCCATCGTTGTCGTTATGTCGCTGTGCCTTGCCATCTGCTGAATAGCCTTGATGTTCATGTCGCTCATGCAGAGATACGAGACGAACCAGTGGCGCAGATCGTGGGGGCGCGGGTCATCAAAGCCAAGCTCGGAACCGAGCTTCTTCCATGCCCTGTTGAGCGTTGAGTACGATTCCTGCTCATATATAAGATTGGTCGATACGTACGTTTCGGGCGTTTGCGTCAGCTGCAACGCCTTCATGTTGTTCGCCTGCGTAACGCGCCACATAGCCAGCATATCGGCGAGCGTGTCTATCATCGGCAGCGTTGCGTTCGCCGCCTTGCTCTTCGTCCCCTTGATCGTTATGAAGCCGCCCTGAATGTCCTTCCATTGCACAGCCAACGCTTCGTTTGCTCGGCAACCAGCGAGCAGGGCGAGCAGCAGAGCCATACAACGAGGGTCTTGCTGATCGTATATGTCGTAAGCCAAACGCTCGAACTGCTTAACGCTTATGGCGTTGACCTCTCGCTGATCCTTCTTCACGCTTGAGTACCCTGCAAATGGGTTGCGGCTTGCGTAGCCTTTGGGGATCGCAAAGTGCGTCATCATGCCAGAGAGCGCAGAGCAGTATATGTTGATGGTGTTGCCGCTGTAGCGCCTTCCGCTGAGCGTCTTTCCCTCGATCCAGCCTTTGACCATATCGACAACGTGCTTGTCGGTGATCTGCGACACGGGCAAAGCTCCGATGCAATGGCAGACCGCCTTAACGGCGCATTGGCGGGAGTACCGCGCATTCTCGGAAAGCTGGTGGAACGGATCGGCGGCATCAAGCCAAAGCTCGCAGCATTGGCTGAGCGTCATCTTCTTCGATTCTGCGTGGCTCATCCCGAGCAGCTTGCGCTTGAAATCCTCGCGAGCCTGAACGGCTTCGGTATAGCTTCCGTGAAACGTCATCGCCCTTTGGGCGTACTTTCCCGTAGCGGGGTTGATTCCTACGCTTATCTTGATCTTCCATTTGCGGCATTTGCTCTTCGGCTTGTCCTCCATCGCATATATGCCGCCTATGCCCTTCGTCCTCATGGCTAGACTTTCCCGCGCTTGTATAAGGCGTTCCAGCCGTTTGTCTCGTTTATTCGGCTGTGCTTGATCGACTTAAGGCTGTAGCTTCCGTCCTTCCTGCGGTCGAAAGCGATGATCCAGCCGTCCCTTCCTTCCCATAGTATGTACTCGCCTGCTCCTATATATCCGTCCTTGCTGTACTTTGCCGTGAGAAGCACGCTGTCGTGCGTATCCGCTCCCAGGGAAGCGTTGACATCGGTTGGAACGCTGTACTCCATATTGCATTCGATCGGGTATTTCCTGGGTTTCCCGCTTGCAGTGAGAGGGAGAACCTTTATAGAACCGCTGCAATAGTGCATCGAGCGACCTTTTCGCTTGAAATACCCGTTTGCGTAAGCGCCCTCTATGAGATGGCGGTATGCGGTGGAGGGGAAGCCTGGAAACTCGCTCTCTGCGATGTCCAGAACGTCAAGCGTGCCTATGATGTTCCGTAGATTCGCGGAATAGTTAGGCTCGCGCAGATCAACCCATACATCGTCTTTCAGGATTTCGCCCGTTTCCTTATCGCCTTGCACTCGGTGGTGGTAATTGACGTTGTCGAACGAGAACCCGCACGGTGCAGGCGGCTCGAACGTCCTGTTGCCGCTATCCTCAACGCAGAAGCGCGGACTGTTGCGCTTTCGTTCCTCTATCGCTTCTTTCGTTCTTTCGATTTCGGCTTGCACCGGATCAGGGTTCTCCTGCCTTGCGTGTTTGCCCTTATGAGCCTTGCCGCTTGATCCGCGAAGGAATGAGAGCAATCCCATATCAACCAACCCCCCCCTAAAGCCTGTTGACGGCGTAAACTACCCTGCCGAGAATCCTGACCTCTGGCGAAGATTGGTCTGTTGCATCGATGATCCTCCGCTTGTGGGATGGATTGGTGCTGTCAGGCTCAAGGACGATGAATCCGTCCATCTTCTTTATGCGCTTGACCGTAGCGTCATCGCCGTTGACCTTAACCAGCGCAATATCCCCGCTTTGAGCGTCAACGTGCGTATCTATCAGGGCATACGATCCATCGGTCAGAACGTTGTTCATCGAATCGCCCGTTATCTTGATGAAGAAGTTCCCCTCTTTGCAATACTCTTCTGGGCATGGTATCGAGCCGCAGTCAAGCTCGAACGCTGGGCATGGCTCGCCAGCGTGTGCTGCTCCGATGATCGGGAGCGAGCCAGAAGCGGCAACAGGCTTTATCTTTCCCTTAGACACATTCCCAAGGCGCGTTCTTGCGTAGTAACCGTCAGAGTACCCGAACAAATCGGTTTCGCTCACGCCGAACAGGTCACATATTGCTTCGACTGTTTTCTTGTCGCGCGGCTTAGTGCCTTTGTTCTCCCACATAGAGATAGCAGGAGAGGTCATCCCGAGCCTTTCGGCGATCTGGTATTGCTTTAGCTTGCTATCTTCACGTATGGCGCGAAAGTTGCGCCCAAAGCTGTCGATCGATTGCATTTTAAACCACCTTTCACGTCAATCTAATTTTACTATTCGTAAAAAAAAATTAGTTAAAACTAAAATTTAATTATTTACAAAGTGTAAAGATAAGCATATATTTAAGTCGTTGAAAGAAACCAGACCGAAAGGCAGCAACGAAGATGATGAACGCAGATGACATCAAGAAGGGAATCGAGTGCATGAAGGCTCAGAAGAAGAGCCTTGAGAAAGAGATGCTTGATCTTAAAACGCACCTGGTCAGGGGCGTTTACGACATGGGAAGCGAGGAGCTTATCATGGTTGCAAACAGAATCGCTTACCTTGAGAAGCGAATCGAAGCGGGACGGGCGAAGATCGACCTTGCTGAGCTTATCGTCCGCTGATTTTTTTTTTCGGAATTGAAGATAAAAATACAGTTATCTTCAATATGAGGTTAAGCAATGTTAGTCGATGAATGGGCGGCTGCAAGCCGTATTAGAAGCGGGGATTTTGAACACACCGCAGCCGTTCATTCAGCGCCTAACGGCGGCGCTAAGCGCCTACGGGACTAAAACACTTCTCCTAACCAGCGGATTCTTGCTAACCCTCCACCCGTAGGCGCTTTTAGAAAACAAAACGACAGACAGAAAGGAGTACGAATGGACGAATGCGAGCATTACGAGAAGCGCGTTCTGCGGTATTGCGGATTCACGCCGACAAGCATGGCTCGAATCCTCGGTATCTCGCGTCCCACGGCAACGGCGAGGTTCAACGACCCGTCAACCCTCAAGGCTGACGAGCTGAAGCTTATGCTCGAGGAGCTTCACGATGATGACGCTAGGGAGATGTTCCTATCGATCATCGGAAAAAGGAGCGCATGATGCGCGAAATCCAGCGATGGAGCAGAGCCGAGGATGCCGTTATCAGGCGCTATAGGGATCAGGGAGCTTACAGGATTCGCAAGCAGCTCCGCACCATGTGCGGCACGGATCGAACGATTGAAGCGATCCGCATGAGGGCAAGCCGCAAGGGCGTATCCCTTGCCAAATACAGGCAGTGCGATGTTTGCGGCGCTGTTCTCAACTCGCACAACAACAGCGGCAAATGTCCCGACTGCAACCTTGCAGACCGAATCGAGAACATGCAGCAGCGCAAACGTCACCTCGAATCCTTGGAGCGCAAGGAAGCCGATACCGAGCTAAGGCGCATATACAACGCAGAGCGCCAGGCGGTGCGGCGAATGGAAAACCGCCTGAAAAAAAGTTCCGAAAAAAATACGGCGCTTTGAACAGGCAATTAACAGTTTTTGTAACAGAGATTCACGTTTCCAACACACAAGAAAGGACGAAGAAAGATGGAAAAGAAGATCACGAAGAAAATCCGCAAGAAGGTCGCAGAGTGCATGAGTGAATCGATCGATGCAGTCGAGGTCATGCGAGTTTCGGAAGCTATCGGAATCACCGCCGACGCTATCTATGCGGTTCCTGGCGATGCTGTTCATCTTGCGAAAATCATCGTTCTTGGCGAGGACGAGGAGATTGACGATAAGCGATTAGACCGTATCTATTACGGTCTTTGGGTTTCCGTTGACGCGCTTGAGGAATGCGGCATCCACTTCGGCGGCGATGTCTACTGCACAACCGTCCTTGTCTGGCTCCGTACTGATGGGAGCATCGCGCATGTTGCGATCATCGCTAAAGGAATGTAGCGATGGCAACGCGACTTTACACGCCGCCTGAGCTTGCGAGACTGCTCAACGTATCGGCTAAGACGATAAGGGAGAGTTGCGCGGCTGGGAGGATTCAAGCCTACGACTTCGGGGACGGAAGCTCCGTCATGTGGAGGATTCCGTTCGATGAATCTGAGATGAAGAGCATCGGAAGGAGGAACGCAAAATGCGCCTATACGAAGGAAAGGCTCCGCGCCAACGCACAGCAAAACCGATGATGCGGAAGCCTAACCCACAACGCAATCATACCACCGCAGCAGCAGCGGAAAGGGAATTGATGGCTTACGTGACGATCTTCTTCCTTGCCCTCTGGGCGATGGTTCTGCCCGAGTTCATAGCGGCAATCGGCAAGACCATCTTCGGATAAACAGAACCAGAGAGAGAAAGGAAAGGCATGGAAGAAGCAAAGATCATCGAGAACGATCTTGCGTTGATCGAGATCGACACAGGCGAGGTAACGAGCCTGATCCTCGGCATGGATGCCGAGATAAGGAACTGCTCGGACATTGTAGCCGAGCTGAAAGGGAGCATCGACCAGCTTCCAGAGATGCAGACGGAGGACGTTAAGCGCATCGCAACCGACATCAACGGGCATCTGAAACACGCAGACGAAGCTCGCAAACGGTTCAAGCGTGAGTGGAAGAAGCCGCAGGACAAGGTTGAAGCGGCTTTCAAGCAGGCTATTGAGCCTATGACCGAGATTGTCAACGCCTACAAGGGCGAAGCGGCTAAACGCGATCAGCAGATCAGGCAAGAGAGATATGAGCTGCTCTGCGAGTTTTACGAAGCCGATGCGCCAACGCTTGCGGCGTTTGTCCCGATCGAGCGTTTCGGGATCGTCAGGGACAAGATGAGCATTGCGAAGTCTTGGAGCCTGATAAAGGCGCAGGAGAAGCTTCACGCGCTGCTTGTGCAGGCGCTGAGCGATTGGGCGGCGCTGAAAACAAGTCACCTTGCGTTCGAGAAGGAAGCGGAAGCGGAGTTTTTTCGCACCCTCAGCCTACAGGCGGCGCTGAACCTCAACGCCATGAGGGAAGAGGAGCAGGCGCGGATCGACCAGCTCAACGCAGAGATGGGCGTTGCGCCAGAGCCAGAGCCGGAGCCTGAGACGATGCCAGAACCAGAACCGCAGCCAGAGCCTATGCCGCAGGTTCAGCAGCAGGAGCAGCCACCGTGCGACGAAGAGCCTAGGAGCTTCACGATCACATGCAGGATGACGGAATGGCAGAAGCAGCAGGTCATCGGATTTTTGAAATCAATCAGCGTATCAGGAACGATCAGGGAGGTTCGCGATGAACCAGCTATCTAAGAGTTACGAAGCAAACGGGCAGTCGATCACCCTCACGGCGCAAGACGTGATCGACTACATTTGCCCACTTGCAACGCCAACGGAAGTGAAGATGTTCCTCGAAATGTGCGCTGCATATGGTTTGAACCCGTATGTAAAGGACGCTCACCTGGTCAAATACAAGGCTAACTCGCCTGCAACGATGGTCGTGGGAAAAGATTTCTACACCAAGACGGCGGCAAGCAACCCGACCTTCGATGGCATGGAAGCGGGGATTTCCGTAATCGGAACCGATGGGTCGTTTCACAGGCGCGAAGGCTCGATGCTCATGGCAGGCGAGCAGCTTGTGGGTGGCTGGGCGAAAGTCCACATCAAAGGGAGAAGCGTTCCGAGCTTCGATGAAGTCGGTTTCAGCGAGTACGCAGGGAAGAAGTACGATGGCTCGCTCAACCAGCAATGGGCATCAAAGCCAGCAACGATGATCAGGAAATGCGCGGTTGTCCATGCCCTGCGCGAAGCGTTCCCAGCCAACTTCGCGGGACTTTACGACAGCGCGGAGATGGGAATCGACACCGATGAGGTTCCCCCTGCGACAGCACAGCAGACTGCTGTAGAGCCAGAGCAAACCTACGAAGAGACTTTCTAAAAGGAGACAGAGCCAATGGCAATCAACAAGGCAACCATCACGGGCAACATCACCCGCGATCCTGAGCTTCGACAGACGCAGGGCGGCACAAGCGTCCTCACAATCGGCGTAGCGGTGAACGATCGCCGCAAGAACCAGCAGACGGGGGAATGGGAGGATTACCCAAACTTCATCGACTGCACGGTCTTCGGCAACCGCGCAACGGGCGTTGCCCCTCACTTGCAGAAGGGAATGAAGGTCGCGATCGAAGGCAAGCTCAACCAGTCGCGTTGGCAGGCTGAGGACGGCACCAACCGCAGCAAGATCGGGATCATCGTTGACGAGATCGAGTTCATGGCTAAACGCGATGGCTCTCAGCAGCCTATGCAGCCTATGCAGCAGCCTATGCAGCAGCAGGCGGCACAGCCGCAGCAGTTCGCCCCTCAAGCGGCACCGCAGCCTATGCAGCAGCAGCCTATGCAGCAGTTCGCCCCTCAGCCTATGCAGCAGCCTATGCAGGCGGCACCAGTGCAGCAGGCTATGCCGATGATGCAGCAGCAGGCACCGCAGCAGGTGGCGAGCATCTATGACGAAGATATTCCGTTCTAAGGGCGGGGATTGATCGTTTACGGGCGGGGTTGCGCTGGCTGCCAGACAATCCCGCAATCAATCCAACCTTTGCAGGCTAAGGAGCTGCCAGGGACGATGCGACACGGCAATGTCATTGCCTACAGGGTATACGGATGCCGCTGCATCGCTTGCCAGGAGTGGCAGCGAAGGAACAGAAAGGAGGGCAAGAGATGAAAGGCGAAAGCAAGCCGCAAGCGCGCTCGTTTGGCTGGACGGCTCGTATAACGGAGCAGATGGAAGAGATGCCCGATGACGTAGCGGCCGAATACTGCATGATTGTAGTGATGTATGGCTCTTACGGCATCGAGCCAGTAGGCTGCTCGTGGCCCGTAATGGCCGCTTTTCGCGGCATCAAAGGTGACATCGATAACTCAATTGCCTACCGCGAGCGCGGTAAAAAAGGCGGCAGACCAAAAAAAGATAAGGAGGTTAAAACCTCAAACGAAACAGGTTTTAACCAAAGTAAACAAAGCGAAAACGGCTTGAAACCACCTGCGGAAGAGGTTTTAAGCCAAAGCGAAACATGTTCTGCATATAGCTTAGCTAAGCCTATCCAAGTCTTGCCTATTGAAAAAGAAGAAAAAAGCTTTTCGCTGCAATGTCTGGCGGCGCTCAACGAGGAGCTTAGGGGCGTTGCGCCAGTGGAGTTCACGCGCAACCCGAACGGCGAATACATCGCGAGCCTTGAGGGGAGATTCACGGTCGATGACGTGCGCGAGATGGTGCGCTTCAAGCGCAAGGAATGGGAGGGAACCAAGTTCCAGCAGAACCTGAATCCAGGCACCCTGTTCTCGCCCGACAAGCTCGAAGGCTACGTAATCGCTTCGAAGATGAAGGAACCCACGAAGAGCATCAGAGGAAGGAAGGTCATGGACGATGAACTTGCAAGCTACGCTTCTTAGCAGCATCGAACGCTGCAAAGGCTTCTACACCCGCAACTCCGATGACGTTGAGCTTATCGAGCAGGACGAGCAGCGCATCAGGGCAGAGCAGCGCATCAGGGAGAGCGGAATACCGCGCGAGTTCGAGAGGGCAAACATCGCGAGCTGTCCCCCCTCGGTGCTGGCGAACGCACGGCAGGTTTACGCATGGTTCCTCGACAACCAGCGTCTAAGGCACCAGGGCAAGCGAACCCAGCCGTGGCACTCAAGCGACCTGCTGCTTGTCGGCAAGGTGGGGCGCGGCAAGACTTACGCAGCCTGCGCATCGCTTGTTGCCTGCGCCCCAGTGTGCCGGATCAAGTTCGTATCCACTCAGCAGATAGCCGAGTGGGCGTGGAACCGCGACAAGGAGATGCTTAGCCGCTGCAAGGGCGTTGACTTCCTGGTGATCGATGACCTCGGGAACGAGGAGCCGAGGGGCATTCAAGCCGTGAAGGCGATCCTCGATGCCAGGCGATGCGAGCGACCCACGATCGTGACAACGCAGCTAACGCCAGACATCAGGAGCGAGCAGTTCGGCGATCTATACGGAGTTGAGACTGCCAAGGCTATGCAGTCAAGGCTCGCCCTGATGAAGAGCGTGAGCTTCACGGGCGCTGACCGAAGGAGACGCCAATGAGGTTCGAGATCGATTTCACGCCCACGAAGCGCCGTCCGAGGATCAAGCGCAACGGGCAATCCTACGACCCGAAGGAGAACCAGCGCGAGAAGAGGGCGATGGTTGCGGCGTTCAAGGCTCAATGCGGCGCTGTGGTACCGCTAGAGGGCGCGGTTTCTGTGAAAGTGGACATCTACCGCCGAATGCCGAAGAACCGCCCTAAGAAGCTGCTCAGAGAGTTCGACACGTACAAGCCAGACGCAGACAACATCGCCAAGGCTGTGCTCGATGCGATGAACGGACTGGCATTCGTGGACGATTCGCAGGTCGTGAGCCTTACGGCAACGAAGCACGACCGAACGCACAGGGAGAGCGACATAGTGTCGGTAGAGATAGAGGAGGTCGCGAGATGACACCAGCGGCGCAGGCAGAAGAGGAAGAGCGGGAGAGGATAGCGAGGGCGAAGAAGCTACGTTGCATCGACTGCGATTCCGCTAGGGCGTGGTGCGTTGGCGGGACGAACATGCAGACAGGCTACTGCACGCTCAACGACATGCCGCTCTCGAGCAGCGAGCTGCAAAGCAGCCAATGGGACATGTGCGGGACTGATGCCCTGTGATGACGGACAACGCGAACATCTTTCCACACGCCGCCCCGTTCGATTGGAACAAGCACCAACGGCGCGTGAGGTGCCGAGGGTGCGGCAGGGAGTTCGAGCAGAGAAGCAGGAACAACGTCTACTGCACGAAGGAGTGCAGGAGCAGGCAGAAAGGACGCCGATGAAGGCAAAGATCAAGTACCACGATGGTGCAAGCAGGATAGAGCGTCACGGCGCTATGTGGGACATGGCGGCAAGCGAGACGGTGACGTTGAGGAAAGGCGAGGTGAGGATCATTCCCCTGGGAGTGTCGGTGAAGCTTCCAAGCGGCTTCATGGGTGTTCTGGTGCCGCGATCCTCCACGTGCCTAAAGCACGGGATCATGATGGCTAACAGCGTTGGGATCATCGAGAACGACTACAGCGGCGATGGCGATGTTTGGGGGGTTCGTTGCCTATGCGATCAGGGACACCGTGATCGAGCAGGGAACGCGAATCGCGCAGTTCATGCCTGTTAGATACGCCGGGGACATCGAGTTCGAAGAGGTTGATTCGATGAGATGCGCAGACCGTGGCGGCTACGGCTCAACGGGCGTTTCGGCAGGATCGGTGGCGAAATAACATGCCAGTCTGCTACTGCAAAAACTCAGGCGGCTATGGGCGGTTCATTCCAGTGGTCGAGCAGCAGCCAGTGAAGCCGAAAGTCGAGGAAGAGCAGGAAGCCGAGCCTGCTAAGCACCTGACGAAGCGCAAGCTTCACCAGCCTGAGCCTTTGAAGCCTTCGAAGCGCGAGACGAGGGTTCGTTGCGTTGAGACGGGCATGGAGTTCGAGACGGTCAAGCAGGCAGGCTCTGCGCTTGCCGCGCTCGGATTGGGGAAAGATGCGGCGGTTGCCGCTGCCGCGATAAGCAACTGCATGAGGACGGGCGGCACGGCTTACGGCTTCCACTTCGTGAAGGTGGCGGCGTAACCGATGAAGAGAAAGGAATCTGAATGCGAACAGGGGTAATCGCAAAAACAACCGAGTTCCCGTTGCAGCTGATCGGATCGGTTGCAGGCGTATCGACTGACAGGAGCGGCAGCGACAAGGACAAAGCAAACAGGGCGTGGCATTGCTTCGAGCTTGGTCATATGAGCGTTTTCGAGCACGTGTCCGTAACGTGGAAGATCAGCGGCATCAGCCGTGCCTGCTCGCATCAGCTGGTGCGGCACCGCCTGGCTAGCTTCTGCCAGCAGAGCCAGCGTTACGTGAAGGTCGGGACGGACAGCTTTGATTGGTACGTGATCCCGCCATCGATCAAAGACGATGACGCGATGCGCGATGAGTACGACAACGCGATGTGGCAATGCGCAAAATACTATCAGTCGCTTCTCGACAATGGAGTGAAGCCAGAGGATGCCCGTTTCGCGCTTCCAGAAGCCACAAAAACGGAAATCGTGGCAACGATGAACCTTAGGGAGTTCGCGAGCTTTTACGCAGCCAGAACGGACAAGGCGGCTCAGTGGGAGATTCGCGAGCTTGCCGAGGATATGATGCTATCCCTTTACGTGCTCGGCGGCGAGTGGATGGAAATCATCCACATGATCGAGGAGGAGCAGCGATGAGTAGGAAAACGTTTTGCGATATGTGCGGAGCCGAAATCAAAGGCAACTCCTCCAAGGTGGTAGCCGTTTCCGCTGAATACGAGAAGAGGTACGGATATATCACAAGCAACGATGCAATGGACGCTTGCGATGAATGCTACACGAGGATTCGCGAGGCAATAAAGGAATGCAAGGAGCGCGGTAAGCATGAGCGATAGCTTCGAGAAGATCGCAGAAGATGCTCTGATGGACGAATACGATTACTGCGAAGAGTTCGACCTTGACTATGGCGATGAATCGTGCCCGGCAGAGTATGCAATGCACAGCGACCTTGTTCGCCGCATGGAGGCGGTGGCTGCACGTGGTTAGCGATGAGGAGCGCCAGGCGCTGCGCAAGGCGATAACCGAAGAGACGGAGGAGAGACGATGATGAAGGCAATGATCAGCCAGCCGATGGCTGGCAAGACTGACGGTGAGATCGCGGAGACCCGCGAGAGGGCGAAGGCCAAGCTGGAGGAGATGGGCTACGAGTTCGTGAACACCCTGTTCACCGACGAATGGTATAGCGACGAGGCCATGAAGGAGCGCGGCGTGGTTCAGGTCCCGCTCTGCTATCTCGCGAAATCGCTTGAGAACATGAGCCTATGCCATGCGGCCTACTTCGCGAAAGGTTGGGAGACTGCCCGCGGGTGCCGCATTGAGCACGACGCAGCCGTCGCGTACGGGCTGGATGTGCTGTATGAGGATTAGCAACGAAGAGCGCCGAGAGGTGGCGCGAAAGCTGCGCAGCCTTGACGAGCGCATCGAAGGAATGCCGCTCATGTGCACCAAGCAGGAGCACAATGACATGGCGCTCAGAGCAATCCGCGCGGTTGTCGGAAAGGGAGACATATTCCATCTGCTTGCCGACTTGATCGACCGCCCGACAACCAAGCGTGATGACGTGGGCGGCATCTATTGGTGCTGCCCTCGATGCGGGGCGTTCAACCGTAAAGATGCGGTAACGGATTGCAGTAGCGTGATACAGTCACGCTACTGCGCTAATTGCGGCGCGGTGGTGGTGAGCGACGATGACTAGAAAAGCTGGATTCTGCCCTACGTGCGGGGCATCGAAATGCTACCAGAGGTGGAAGCAGCACGCCATGACCGACTTCTCGCACGAGCTTGTGGATGATGCAAGCTTGTCGAACATGAACCCAGCCGATGCCTTTGTTTGCCCATCGTGCGGCTTCGTCGGGTGCGTGGTCGAGTACCACCAGAACGGCGGCGGATTCTGGGATTTGGACATCCCGTGCGATTTCGAACCGCGATTCTGCCCCGAATGTGGCGAGAGGATGGTGGTCGAATGACGTTTTCCGAATACATGCAGCTAAGGGAGAGGGCAGAAGCGGCTGGCATTGGCGATGACAAGTCTCTCGCTCGGTTGCTCCACTACTTGCAGTTTCAAGAGGTTGCCACTCGCAATTTTCAGGCATACATGAACGAGATGGAAGCATGGTGTAAAAACATCGCCGAAGAGGTCGAATCTCGAATAAAAGAAGCGGAGAAGGTGGACAAATGAGGGTATACAAGTGCGACATATGCGTCTACAGGTGCGACCGATGCGGGAGGAACATTGCATTCGAAGAGCGGCTCGAGACATCGCGGCAAAAATCGGGGCTATGCATCTTCACTATCAACGAAAAGATTCTTTGCGAAGACTGCGCGAAGAGCTTCATTAAGTGGTTCAGCGAGTGCGAGAAGGAGCAGAGAGGATGAGCGAGATCGAGTTGAAGCCATGCCCGTTCTGCGAGAGCGATGACGTGTTCCGCGGCATGCTCGAAGAAGTACATTACGTAGAGTGTTGCGATTGCTGCGCCAAGGTCGAGACGTACAACGGCATTGAGGATGCGGTAAAAACGTGGAACACGCGAGCCATAGACCGTGATGAGCTTATGGCGATTGCCGATGAGCTTGAGAACAAATTCTTCGTGGTCTACGACAGCCACGGAGAGATCGATCATGCAGACTGCTTCGTTGAGCGTATCATGAAGGCTATTGACGCATGATCGCGGATTGCGACACTGGCGGAACATAAGCGTTGCAGCGGGTTCTTTCACGTCACGCCTTTCTAACCGCTGCATCCTTTCGGCAACCCCCTGCCTTTTCGGTCGGCAGGGGGTTGTTCTTTTTTTCTGCGCCCTGATACAAGCGCCGATCATCGGAAGCGGAGAGAAAGGAGCTGCATTGAGACAGCAACCGGAATTGACGGTCGAGGAGGTTCCGATCGATGAGCTTGTGCCTTACGCGAGAAACGCGAAGGTTCACACGAACGAGCAGATCGACCAGATCGTTAAGAGCATCGATGAGTTCGGCTTCAACGACCCAATCGCCGTATGGCACAACGAAGATGGCGCAATGGAGATCATCGAGGGGCATGGGCGCGTTCTGGCGGCTAAGAAGCTCGGTCTTGACGTTCTGCCCGTTGTAACGCTCGATCACCTCACAAGCGACCAGCGCAGAGCGTACACGCATGTTCACAACCAGCTGACGATGAACACTGGTTGGGACTTGGAAACGCTGAGCTTCGACCTTGACGAGCTTGATTTCGATTTCGAGGATTTCGGTTTCGACAGCGGGTTCGATGCGATTCAGGATTTGCTGGATGACGATCTTGTCTCGTTCAAGGATGAGTTCGAGAAAAGCTCGTTCAACGTAACATTCACCTTTCCAGCCGATAAGAAGCAATCTGTAAAGGCTTTCCTTGATGATGCTGGAAAGGATCAGGCGGTTTCAATCATCGTTAAGGCAGCTGAGCAATGGGAGTAGATTGCGGAAGCCAGGTTATCCTATGCGAGTATCCGATAAGGCTCGACACGTATGAGGGTTGCTCTCACGATTGCCGTTACTGCTTTGCTAGGATGAAGCGTGATATTGCAAACGTGAAACCGCTTCATTGCGTTGAGCAGGTTAAGCGGTTCGTGTCAGGCAAGAGAACAAGCGGAACCAATTGGTGCGATTGGGATATTCCGCTTCATTGGGGGGGGTTGTCAGACCCTTTCCAACCTGAGGAGGAAAAGCATAGGTGCACCCTTGAGGTTCTAAAGGTTCTAAAAGAGACTCAGTATCCGTTCATTGTTAGCACAAAGGGAAGGCTTGTAGCCGAGGAGCCATATCTATCCCTTCTTTCCAGGTGCAATGCAGTAGTGCAGATAAGCATGACAAGTCCGCTTCTTGACAAGCTTGAGAAGGGAGCGCCGACTTTCAAAGAGCGCATAGAAATGGCTGAGAAGGTTTCGCCAAAGGTTAAGCGCGTTATAGCAAGAGTGCAACCGTACCTTCCGCAATGCAAGCAGACGCTTATAAAGGCTCTTCCAGACATGAAGAGGGCGGGAATATACGGAATCACGATCGAGGGCATGAAGTTCAAGAAGAAAAAGCCTGGTACGGTTAGATTCGGCGGTGACTGGGCGTACCCGGACGATACGCTAAAACGCGACTATCTTGAGATCAGATCGCATTGCCGCGAGCTTGGTCTTGCGTTCTGGTGTGCTGAGAACAGGCTTAGGAGCCTTGGAGATTCAACGGCTTGCTGTGGATGTGGTGACATCCCTGGTTTCGAGGGCAATCCGTTCAATTGCGTTAGCGTAAAGAACGGCTCTGGTGCTGTAGCGACCGAAAAGATGCTGCAAAAGGGGACAGCCTATTGCTTCAATCACGTATACCAAGATGCTGGAGCGCCTAACTTGATAAAAGAAAAGAGCTTCCATGAGATGATGCAAAATTCAGCAAAGATGTTCATCTAGTAAAACCCTGCTTAGGCAGGGTTTTTATTTGTTTGGATTATAGGCAATGTGCTATAATGAATCTATATGAAAGGGGAGATCATGTCAGAGAGCGAAGCACAGCGCAGGGCAACGCTTGCATACAGAAAGAAGCATACTAAGAGCATGACCTTGACGTTCTATCCGTCAGACATGGAGCTGCTTGAGTTTCTTGAGGATTCGAGCGAGCCTAAGGCTGCACATATCAAGCGACTTATTGCTGCTGAGAAAAGACAACTTGAACAGGGAAAATAATTCGATTTCCCGTGGTTATAGTATAGGTATTGTGCTATAATTTAACCACGGGTTGAGGGAAGGAGCCTCGACCATGACGGAAAGGGATTGCATGACTGACAGGCAATACTACGATCATCTAAGAGCGGTTATCGCCGACCTTGAGCGAATCAAGAAGCTTGGGGTAAGCGAGGAAGCGGCGGCTGAGATCGATTCGATCATAGCCAGGTACCGCGAGACGATCGGGTAAGCGAGAAAGGGGAGCCAAAGCGACTGGCTCCCCTTTTTTAGTCTCAGCATGACATCGAGACACATCTATAGTACCATCGCTCAAACCCCGCTTCGGCGGGGTTTTCTTTTGCTTTGCGACACGCCAGCAGAATTAGCGGCATGGCTAAAGAGAAATGCACAAAGGACGTAATCAAGATCGCCGTGAAGCTTAAGAAGCACGGCGCTTTGGACAAGGACATCGCCCTTGCCTGCGGCGTATGCCCTCAGACTTTCAGCACGTGGCTGCACCATCCGCAGACCGAAAATCAGCGCGAATTTTCCGAAGCCGTCAAAAAGGTCGAGGTCGATTTCAAGGACAAATTGACGCAGATCATCATGAGGGACGCGCGGGAAAGGGACTGGAAAGCGGCGGCGTGGCTGCTCGAAAGGAAGTATCCCAACGAGTACGGGCGAGTAACCAGGGTCATCGATGATTCGGGCGATTCCGAAGAGGTTCCGCGCATCGTGTTCAACCCGAAGAAGGGCGGCAAGGGATGAGGAGCATCAACCTAGCCGACCTGACGATCAGCAAGTTTTACGGCGTTGTGGAGAGCGCATTGAACCACGACCACGGCGAGTTTTGGCTGATGGGCGGTCGTGCTTCGCTCAAATCGAGCGTCATCAGCCTTCTTATCGTCTGCCTGATCGTTGCGTTCCCGTGGGCGAACGCCGTTGTCGTTCGGCGCTTCGGGAACACGCTTCGCGATTCCGTTTACGCGCAGATCGTATGGGCGATCGACATCTTGGGTTTGTCGAGCTTCTTCCACGCGAGGGTTTCTCCGATGGAGATCGTTTACGTTCCCACCGGGCAGAAGATCGTTTTCCGAGGGATGGACGATCCCCTAAAGATGAAGGGCGTGAAGTTCGTTAAAGGCTACTGCGCCATCCAGTGGTTCGAGGAGCTTGACCAGTTCGAAGGCTGGGAAGCCGTGAGAAGCGCGTTGAAGTCTTTCAAGCGCGGCGGCTCGGTGTTCTGGACTTTCTATTCTTACAACCCGCCTAAGACGCTTTGGAGCTGGGTAAACCGCCAATGCCTTGAGATGCAGCGCAAGCCTGGTTGCCTGGTGCATCACAGCACGTACCTAGACGTTGTGGAGGGCGGTCACGCCGATTGGCTTGGAGAGCCCTTTATCGAGGATGCCGAGTGGTTGAAGCAGACCGACCCCACCGCATACGCATGGGAGCTGATGGGCGAGATCACGGGAACTGGCGGCTCGGTGTTCGACAACATCGTTGAGCGCAGGATCGGCGATTCGGAGGTTGCAGGGTTCGAGCGCGTAAGGAACGGCGTTGACTGGGGTTGGTTCCCCGACCCGTGGCGCTTCATCCGCGGCGAGTGGGTTCCGCGAGAGCGCAAGCTGATCCTGTTCGAGGAGCATTCGGCGAACAAGAAGCTTCCCAAGGAAACGGGCGAGATCGTAAGGCGATCGCTGACTTACCCCGATTACCAGGGCGGCACCGCCTACACGCACAAGGACGTTGTTTGGTGCGATGACACGGCGGACGGCAAGCAGCAGATGGCGGATTACCGCCGAACCTTCGGGATCAACGCGAAGCCAGCGAGGAAAGGAAACATGCGGCGCATAAGCTACATGTGGCTCGCAGGCTTGCGATCGATAGAGATCGACCCCGTTAGATGCCCCAACGCCTTCGAGGAGTTCCGATTGAAGGAGTTCGAGCGCAACAAGGCGGGGGAATGGATTGACGAGATTCCAGACGGCAACGACCACAGCATAGATGCCGTCCGTTACATGATGATGAGCGATGTTCTGAGGAGCGCATAAGTGGCAAGCGAAGAAGTAGACTACACGGTTCCGTTGCATGTTCGGAAGTACCTTACGAGCCTAGGGTACGAGCTGTGCGATGGCGTTATGACCGACCTTATAGACCAATGGCGGGACTGCTACGCATCGCGCGGAGAGTTTTACGACTACCACGACAAGGACGGCATGGGGCATACGCTCAAAATCCACCGCCGATCCTGCAAGCCTGCGAAGCGCGTATGCAAGGAATGGGCGGCGCTTATGTTCAGCGACCCCATCACCGTCTCATGCGAGGACGAAGCCTGCAACGCATGGCTCGCCGATTACCTTGAGAGGATCAACTTCTTCGGGAACGGCAAGCAGCTTGTGCAGGATGCTTTCGCCCTCGGCACTGGCGCGTGGGCGCTGTGGCTCGATCTTACGGCGCAGAAGATGCAGGTTCGCCGATACAAGGCTAAGCAGGTTCTTCCGCTCACGTGGGACGATGACGGCGTTACGGAATGCGCGTTCACGAGCCGTGTCGCAATCGGCGGCAAGGTGCTCGATCAGGTGCAGCTGCACGTATCAGAGCCTGACGGCTACCACATCAAGACTGTTCTGTTCGATCGAAAGACAAAGAAGCGCGTATCCGTTGACGGCGTGGTCGATGACCTCGCCACCGGATGTGAAACGCCGACTTTCGCGCTTGTGAAGCCTGCTATCTCAAACACGTTCGTAGACATCACGCCTTACGGGCAGAGCGTTTTCGCCGATTCGATCGATGAAGTTCAGGCGGTTGACCTTTGCTTCGATGCGATCTTCAACGAGGTTGATCTTGCCAAGCTCCGTATCTTCATCGATGACATGCTTATCGATGTGCAGGACAAGGACGGAAACCGCCAGGCTATCCCGTTCGGCAAGAACGACAACACGGTTTACCGCAGGGTCAACGGCGTTGGCGATGGTCAGCCTATCGTGCCGTTTGCGCCCTCGATGCGAACCGAGCAGCAGGTAAGCGCATACCGCCTGGCGATACAGAAGCTTGGCGATGACTGCGGGTTCGGAAAGAAGTATTTCGACATCGATGCGGCAGGCGGCATGAAAACCGCTCAGGAAGTCGTTTCCGACAACGCCGACCTGATGCGCAACATCAGAAGCCACGAGCGTTTAATGCAGGGAGCGATCGCCGACATCTGCCGCGCATTGTGCCATTGCGCAACGAGGTTCCTCGGCGCTGGTCTGGGCGATCCTGGCACCATTACGGTCAACTGGGACGATTCTGTGATTGTCGATACGCAGGCTGAGAAGGCGCAGGATCAGAGCGAGCTTAACGTAACGCTGAACCCTTGGGAGTACCGCAGGAAGTGGTACGGCGAGAGCGAGGAGGAAGCGAAGGCTAACGTTCCTGGTGCTATCGCAGAGGACGATTACGCAAGCTTCGGTGAGCAGTAATGCTTGACGAGGAGAAGGACGCTAGCGCCGAATCGGAGGACGCTCTAAGCGATATGGAGCTTGCGATGCTCATCGCCACTGCTTCTGCCTTGGTTTCATCTCCGATAGCGCACAAGGCTATCAGGAAGAGCGGGAGGGCGCTTCTCGCGAAGTTGCAGCAGATAGCGGGGGCGAACCGAGAATCCGTTAACGAAGCCATCGATCACGACTTCCGAGGGAGCTTCATACGCAACTTGCTTGCAGACGTTGAGGACGCTGGGAAGGTCACACCGAAGGCTGCAAGCCTTGCCGCGAAGAGGGCGCAGCAGAGGGCAAGGAAGCCGATTGCAAGCGTTCAGCGGTACGCAGCCAAGATGTCGCAGCAGATGGCGCAGAGCGCCTACATGGAGTACCTAAAGATTGCATCGGAAGCGGCGTTTGCGTCCACGGGCAACATCGATGATCCAGGCGTGGGATACGAACGGGCGCTGTCGGCAGGCATAGCGAAGATGGCGCGTAAAGGCTTGACGGCTTCGACCTACACGCGCAAGGACGGGACGGTTGTGCATGTTCCCGTTGACGTTGGAATCAGGAGGGCGATTGCGGCTGAGGGGCGCGAGCCTAAGATCAAGGCAACGCTCGATGCCGCTGACAGCTCGTTCGGCTTGGTCGAGGTGAGCAAGACGGCGAACCCCCGCGACACGCACCACCGCTGGGAGGGGCGCGTTTACTCCACGGGCGCTAGCACCGCAGGCTTCCCGAGCTTCGAGGAGGTCGTAGGCGATCAGATCAACGACTACAACTGCGGTCACCGTATACGCGTTTTCAACCCCAACACGGGGCGGCGGTTCTCCGATCCGCTTGAGGGGACGGGATACACGGCTGAGCAATCGGCGGCGCTGCACGCCGAGCAGGCTAAGCTTGAGAACGACATCCGAAAGCTGAAGCGCGAGCATGAGGTGCTTCACAGCATGAAGCTCGATACCGAGGACGTTAACCGCCGACTGAAGTACAAGCGCGGCGAGCTGCAATCTCTGATAAACAGGCATCCGAAGATATTGAGCCGCCGCGAATGGCGCGAGTACACATACGAGAAGGCAAGGCGCGAGCTTGGTCTTTACGGAAAGGTTCACCTCGACAAGAACCAGCAAATGACGGTGATGCTGAAAAGCGGCACGGCATATGCGCAGAGCAAGATACGCAAAGCCGAAAGGGCGAAACTTGTAGATAGGGCGCTTGCGGACAATTCGATCGCGATGATGGAAAGGCGCTCAATGAATGACAGGCAGTTCAGGCTGAATGCTAGGAAGCTAAAGAAGGAAAAATGCTTTTTCGACATTGCGGCACACGGATTGCCTGGATACGTGGAAGCATATGGTAAGCGAATTGATGCAGAAACAGTTTGGGATGTTGTGCGGAAAAGCGATGGATACAGCGGTGAGGATATTCGCCTTTGCGTGTGCTTTGGAGCCGTGGAAGACGAGAACGGTAGGTCGATAGCTCAGGAGCTTGCCAACATATCGGGCAAGAAGGTGAAGGCGGCTACGAAGTTCTTCTTCATTCGCCAAGACGGTTCGTATTACGTTGGCAGCGATTTCTGGCATTCGGATGGTAAAATGGAGCTGTTCGAGCCGAAGGGAAAATCATGATTGGAAGCGAGAAGAGATTCGAGAAGGCGAGCGATGCCCTTCTTTCCATGCAGACGGAGATAGCGTCCGCGATGGAGCGCCTGTCCGAAACCCCGTATGCGGTCGCTTCAACGCAAACCTATGATATGGTCACTGGCGAACAGCTCGGTGCCTTGTGCGCGTACATCCATGACGGGTTCGGCTGGACTTCGGAAGACCTTTACAACTTCAAACATTACGGGTTGGTCGATTACAGCAGCGAATACGCAAAAGCCGCATTCGAGCATTTTCTTGAGCTAGTTTCCGCGTAATTGACATTCAGAACCCCGTTTTTGTGGAATACACGCAAAAACGGGGTTTTATTTATCCATTAAGCCGTTTCCGAGGTCGATAGATCGAAGAAGCGGCTTCTTTTATGCGATTGCTCAGGATTGCGGAAAACCAGCAACAGGCACGAGCAAAGCGCCATAACCGATGAAAGCCGCAAAAAAGCGGCTTTTCTTTTGCCTATAAACAGGATTTCTGTTCATAGACCAAAAAAACGGCTTGTATTTCGGTCTATCGCCCTGACGCATCAAAGCGCCCTGCGACACGCAAATAGATTCTTCCTTGCTTGGGATAGCGCAAAAAACCCACCTAAGAGCGGAGAGAACCGCGCAAACAACCACTAGGAAGGAACAGGAATGCAAAAGCAAAACGATCCAGAAGAGAACAAGCTTTCTGCGCAAGGAGCAGGCGAGAGCGCCAACGGTGAAGGCGCACAGGGCGATAACGCCAATGGCGGCAACGCCAACGGTGAAGGCGCACAGGGCGAGGGAAACGATGGCGATGACGGCAAGGTGCTAGACAGCCACGGTCAGCCAGGGATCAACAAGGAGCGCCACGACAAAGAGGTTGCCGAGTTGAGGAAGCAGATCGAGGAGCTTAAAGCCGATGCCGCAGAAGCCGCAGAATCGAAGGCTAAGCGTGATGAGTTCGAGCAGAAGGTCAGCGACCTTGAAGGCAAGCTTGCCGATTCCGAGCTGTCGCGAAAGCTTGAGAAGGTAGGTTGCCGATCCGTCAAGGCTGCAAAGGCTCTGCTTCCCGATTATGACGGAGACGTTGAGAAGCTACGCGCTGCCGAGCCGTTCCTGTTCGAAGAGGTCAAGCCTACTGGCTCCACGGGATTCAAGCCGAAGGCGGCTGATCCCAAGGACGATCAGGAGGAGCTTGACAAGCTGTTCGGAATCAAGAAGTAAGGAGCAACAATGCCCGTAACCCTCGGAGATTACGCATCTAAATTTACAACGCAGCTCGATACCATCATCGAGCGCGAATCCTTGACATCCGACCTCGGAAACGGCGGTCTGCTCGGTGAGTTCACCGATGCAGGCGAGGTCAAGGTTCCCGACATCGTTGTCGAGGGACTGGCCGATTACAGCCGAACCGATGGCTTTGTGTCCGGCGGCTACACCTTCGGCTGGCAGACTTACAAGCTTCGCTACGATCGCGGTCGAGAGTTCAACATCGACATCCTCGATGACGAGGAACGCGCGAAGATCGTCTCCGCTAACGTGATGAGCGAGTTCACGCGAACCAAGGTCATCCCCGAGATGGACGCTGTCCGTTTCGCAACCATGCACGAGCACGCAGGCGTTCAGAAGGCAGAGACTATCACCACGCCCGAAGCAGCCGTGAAGGCTATCGAAGCTGCTGAGAACAAGATGCAGGACATCGGCATCGACCTCTCTGACGTTTTGCTCTACTGCACCAGCGAGTTCAAGTCGCTTCTGCGAGCAGCGCAGAATTACCGCATGAGCCAGGGCGAGAACCCCAACGGTCGATTCACCACCTACGATGACATGAAGATCGTTCCCGTGCCTTCCGCTCGATTCCAGACGAAGATCGAGCTGCTTGACGGCACCACTTCCAGCGAGGAAGCAGGCGGCTTCAAGGCTGCTTCCGATGCGAAGCTGATCAACTTCATGCTGGTCGATCCTTCTGCCGCACTGGCGATCCAGAAGCACCAGACGCTTCGCTACTTCGCCCCTGCGGTAAACCAGAAGCGCGATGCGCATCTTTGGCAGTATCGCGTGTTTCACGACCTCCTCGTTCTCAAGAACAAGAAGGACAAGATTTACGCTTCCGTCCCCGCAGCTTAGGAGGGGTTTCGAATGTCAACAATCGTAGGAACCAACGGCGCAGCAGAGCAGAAGCCTAAGCGCAAGCGCAAGCAGAAGCCTGCCGAAGAGGTCAAGGCTGAGGAAGCCTTGCAGCCTGCCGAAGCGCAAGCCGAAGCCGAAGCCGAGGAAACGGAAGGCGAATAGGCTAATGGGCGCATTCGACCCAAATTACGAGGAATACAAAGCCTTCGGCGGCACGTTGGAGAGCGCAACGTTCTCCTCGCTGCTGCCCAAGGCTAGCGCCCTTGTCCGCGACCTTGAGTTCCCGAACGAAGCAACCGATCAAACAGCAGATGCGCACAAGAGGGCGGTCTGCGCTGCCGTATCTGCCTTTGGCGAGAGCCAGGCATACGCTGGCGGCGGCTTCTCGATCGGCTCTTTCAGCGTTAGCGGCGGCGGCTACTCCGAATCGGTGCAAGCCGTTGCAGATGCGGCAAGGCGCGAGCTTGTAGGCTCTGGCTTGCTGTTCAAGGGGATGATCCTATGATCCCGCCAATCCCAATATCGGTGCGCACATCCAGCGTTCAGGTTCGCAAGCCTGTTGAGAGCGATTTCGGCGGCGAGTACGGCGAGCCTGAGACGATCGAGAACGTGCGGTTCGAGGGCGTTTCCGCGATGGTTCGCGATGAGTACCGCCTTGTCGATGGCGCTAAAGGCTTGCTTTGGGTCGATGCAACAAGCAAGGGCGCGTTCGCGATCCCCGAAGGCTCGCTTGTGTCGGTTGACGGCGGCGAGTGGCTAACCGCCGCTTCCGTTGCCCCGTTCAAGGGTTTCGGAACGCGCATACACCATTGGGAGATTCAGCTGTCATGAGCGATGGGATGCGTTTCAAGGTCGAGTTCGACGCCGAGGAGCTTCTTGGGCGCTTTGTGTCGGAGAACGCGAAGAAGGTTCTGCTCGATGACATCAAGGCGGATTCGAGCGAGTACGTTCCAGTGCGAACGGGAACGCTCCGCCATTCTGCGGTTGTAGATGTCTCGGACGGCTCGGTTTCGTGGACAACGGAGTACGCGCAGGCGATGTACGAGCGCGACCACGTGGGATCGACCAAGAACGCCAAAGCCACGGGACACTGGTTCGAGACGGCTAAGGAAAACCATCTAGACCAGTGGATTCAAGACGTTAAGGACGCTCTGTTCTCAAGATGAAACACACTATCGACCTACCGATTGCAGCAAGGGACGCTATCAGGGCGTGGGGGTTCTCGGACGCTGAGTGCCGCAGGCTCGACACCATGACGGGCAAGAGCGGGATCGTTGTTCGGCACATCGGAACAACGGTTTCGAGCGCCTATTACAGCGGCGAGCGGACGCTTCGGTACGTGTACCAGGTTGTGAGCCGCAGGACATCTGCGGCGCAGGCGATGGAGGAAGTCGCAACAATCGCGTGCATGATGGAGCATATGCCGCTGACCAGCTCAAACGGCTCTTTCCGCTGCATCGATCAAGAGATTTACACGGAACCGCACGAGATAGCGGTTGACGATTCAGGCTATCACGTTTGGGCGGTCGGCTTCGTTGCCGAGATCGTGCCGAACAGCCGATAAGGAGGAATCACATGGACATCGGATTCGCAATGAACTATGCGAACCTTTACGAGATCAACACCACGCCCGAAGCGGCGGCTCCAACGTGGGAGCGCGTTGCCGCAGGCATCAACTCCGTTGAGTGGGAGGGCAACGAGGAGGTCGCTCAGGATTCCTATTACGATGGGGACGGTCTTTCTTCTTCGGAAGTTACAGGCGGTCAGATCGTAGGCACCTTCGAGGGGCATCGAATCCACGGCAACCCAGCGCAAGACTTCATCGCTTCCCGCCTGGTTGCCTACGGCGCAGACCGTAAGACGGATTTCAAGTGGATTGCGCCAGACGGTCAGACGCTTGAAGGCATCGTCACCATCGCGAACATCAATCCGCAGGGCGGCGATCCAAACGCCAAGTCTGACTTCGGATTCGAGGTTCACTTCAACGGAATGCCGAGCTTCACCGAGGGCGATTCCGACACGTTCCCCGAAGCGATCCAGGCAACCGCAGTAACGGTCAAGGTCGGCGAAACCGCAAGCGTGAACCCGACCATCACGCCTGAGAAGGCTTCCCCCGCCGTTGCATACGCGATCGAGGACACGAATATCGCAACCGTTGACGCTAACGGCACGGTTAAGGGCGTTAAGGCAGGCAAGACGAAGGTAACGATCAAGTCTTGCGTTCGCCCGATCATCGCGATTCAGGCAGATGTCACGGTGTCTGGCTCTTAAGCCACGCCGTGCGACAAGCCACAAAGATATAGAGCCGTCAGGGGCAAGCACCGCACCGCTTCCCCTGGCGGTTCTTTTTGTCTGCGGGTGCGGAAAACGGATAGCGAGGTGCGGCACATGGCAACCGTAATCGGACTTAAAAAGACAAAGCAGGAGATCAAGATCGACGATTCCCCTGATTCCCCGTCCTTTGTGATGGACATGGGCGCAACGAGCGTATGGGGCAACGCGCAGAAGCTGCATTCCCTGCTCGGAGATGCGCGGAAGATCGAGCTTCTTCTGAGCGAGATCGATGAGGACAACCAGGCGCTTGCGGATGAAGCGGTTGCCAAGACCAACGAGCTTTATGAGACGATCATCGATTCCTATCTTGAGGAAGGCGCATACCAGCAGATCGTTGATTACATTTCTGGCGGCAACCGAACCGATGCGCTTTTTGCCCTGGCTCCGCTGATCTCGTTCTTCACCGAGAAAACCGTGGAGGTCATCGGCGAGCTTGATAAGGGCGCTAAAGAAAAGTATCTGGCAGATGTTGCAGCGCAAGCGCAGTAGGAAGCCAACGGCGTTCCTGTACGGCGGCGAAGAGGTGCTTGTCTTCGCCGATGCGCGAACATCGCTCAAGGTTATCGACCTCTTCAACGATGGCGAGCTTTACGAGGAGCTTAAAGCCGAGATTCTTCTTCGCCTTCTGTTCCCCGACCCTGCGGGAACGGTGAAGCGGTTCGGTGCAGGCTTCAAGCCGTTTCTCTCCGAGCTGCTTTGGGAGCTTTGCGGACTGGATGTTGACGGTACGCACAGCGGCGATGCAGGCGGTGAGCGCGTCATCGACTTCAAGCACGATTCCGAGCTTATCAGCGCATCGGTGATGGCTGCATACGGTCGCTCTTTTGACGAGCTGGCGAGCCAATGCACCCTGCGCGAGCTAACCGTGCTGCTCGGTCTTGCGCCCTATGAGACACCGATCGGGCAGGCGGTCTATTACCGCACGGCGAAGCCGCCGAAGGCAACCAAGTACAACAAAGAGGAAGTCGCTAGGTTCAAGCGGCTCCAAGAACACTACCGGATTAAAGACCAGGTGCGGGTTGGGGATTCGATGCAACGGCAGTCGCAGGCTGCCTTCGATGCTTTCAAATCGCTCAGCATATCAGCGAAAAGGGGTTAGCCTATGGCGGCTGACGGCACTAACAATCAAAGCCATCCTTGATGCCGCTGGGGTCACTGGCGGCATCAAGCAGATAAAGCAGGGTCTAGCGGACGTTAAGGACGCTGCAAGCAAGGTCACGTTCGAGGAGCTTAAGACTGGCGGCACCAATGCCACGGCTCTAAGCGGATCGTTGAAGAGCCTGGGCGGCACGGTAACGCAGCACGTGACCATGCCCATCGCAGGCATGGGGGCGGCTATCTTCAAGAGCGCGTCAGACTTCGACACGGCTGCAAGCAAGATGGCGGCTTCGCTCAACCTCCCGAAGGAGACGGCTGAGGAGTTCAGCCGAATCGGGCAGGGTATCTACACAAACGGCTGGGGCGAATCGCTCGGCGAGGTAAACGATGCCCTCTCATACACCGCCCAAACGCTCAAGAACACCAGCGGCAACACGCAGGAATGGCAGAAAGACTGCGAGATCGTAACGCAGAACGCGCTGGTGATGGCTGATGTTTTCGGCGCTGACGTTAGCGAATCCGTGCGCGGCACGAACGCCTTGATGGAAGGCTTCGGTCTTTCTGCGCAGGAAGCAAGCGACCTTATGGCTGCTGGTATGCAGCGAGGCTTGAACTACACCGATGAGCTGGGCGATAACCTGTCGGAATACTCCGTCCGCTGGGGCGAAGCAGGCATGAGCGCAAGCCAGTATTTCAGCTTGCTCGAAGCAGGAACCGCGAACGGCGCTTACAACCTCGATAAAGTCGGGGACTTCCTCAACGAGTTCCTTACGTCACTTTCAGATGGGCGCATGGAAGCGGGGATAGGCGCTTTCAGCCAGGGAACGCAGGACGTTTTCCGATCATTTCAGCAGGGCGGCGCAACAGCTCAGGACGTGCTGAACGCCGTTGTGGGTGAGCTTGGGTCGATGCCAGACCAGTACCAGGCGGCGCAGATTGCGTCCGAAACGTGGTCATCGCTCGGCGAGGACAACGCAATGGGGATGATCGAATCGCTTGCGAACGTCTCAGACACCTTCGGGGACGTTGACGGCGCTGCAAGCGAGATGGCAGACACAATGAGCCAGAGCCTAGGGGCGCAGGCAACAAGCGCGTTCCGCGAGCTGATGGCTGCATTGGAGCCTTTGGGCGAGCCGTTGGTGAACATCGCCAAATCGCTTGCTCCCGTGGTGAACGGCTTCGCGCAATGGTTCGCATCGCTCGGGAGCGGTGGGCAAACCGCAATCGCCGTTATCCTCGGTATCGTTGCGGCGATCGGTCCATTGCTATCGCTTGCTGGAACCGTTATCACCGTCCTGCCGATGCTCGGCAGCGTGTTCGCGGCTATCGCAAGCCCCGTGGGAATCGCAATCGCGGCAGTTGTTGGCGCTATCGCCGTCATCACGATCCTTTGGAACACCAGCGAGGAGTTCCGCAACGCGGTAATGGCGATCTGGGACGGCATCTGCCAGGCGTTCTCGGCTGCTGGCGAGTTCATCGGCGCTGCAATCCAGGGCATCGTTGACTTCTTCGTCAACCTTGACAACACGATTGCGAGCTTCGCAGGGGCGGTCGTTAACTTCTTCACGGTGACGATCCCAGAAGCGTTCAGCTCCTTCATCGAGTTTTTCGCTTCGATCCCCGAAGCCATCGGAACGTTCCTGCAAACGATCATCGATAGCGTTGTCAACTGGGTTTTGCAGATGGTGCAGAACGCGTACAACGCAGGCTCGCAGTTCGTGCAGACGATCATCGACTTCTATTCTCAGCTTCCTGGCAGGGTTTGGGAGTTCCTTTGCAGCGTTGTGTCGAACGTGGCGAACTTCGTCTCTCAGATGATCGGCAAGGCACAGGAGGTCGGATCGCAGTTCCTTGGGAAGATCGTTGAGTTTTACTCTCAGCTTCCTGGGCGCGTCTGGGCGTTCCTTAGCGATGTCATCGGCAAGGCGGCTAGCTTCGTCTCCGAGATGGCGGGGAAGGCTAGGGACGCAGGCTCGCAGTTCATGTCAAACATCGTCAACACGCTATCCCAGATTCCTGGCATGGTTTGGAACATCGGATCAAACATCGTCAGGGGCATCGTTGGCGGTATTCAGAGCAATATCGGGAGCATTGCCAACACGCTGTTAGGCGGCGTGAGGAACGCCATCGACAACGTGAAGTCGTTCCTCGGCATTCACTCGCCATCGCGCCTTATGCGTGACCTTATCGGTAAGAACATGGCGCTCGGCTTGGAGATCGGCTACGAGCGCAACGACCCGATGGGCGCAATCGTAGACAGCGTCAAAAGCTTCGCATCTGACGTTAAGGGCGGCTTCGATTGGTACGCGAGCAGCAAGACGCTTGGGTGCCTGCAAACCGTCCCAGCAACGGCGGCGGTTGGAAGCGGTGCGGTGAGCACGACCAACAACAACACCGCAACAAACAACAGTTACACGTTCAGCGGTGACATCGTGATCAAGTGCGATGACGCTGAGCAGGTTCACGACATGGGCGAGCTTGCCCGTGCGATCATGAAGGCAGGTGGATACCGTGGCTGACGCATACAGCTCATGGATCGTTGAGTGGCACGGCGGCAAGACCAGGGCGTATGTCAACGCCTGGGTCGAGAGCCAGACCGACAAGAAGGCTGTTATCAGAATCCAAGGCTGCTGCAACGCGTGGAGGATCACGCAGTACGGGCGGCGAATCAGAATCTACGTTGACGGCAGGGAAGTCGGCACCACTACCGATGTGGTGTTCTCGCGCTACGGTGCTGGGAACTTCGGCTGGATCGACAAGCGCGTTACCGTTGATCGCCAGAGGAACGGTCGCAACGTCACATGCTCGTGCCTGATCAAGAAGGAAGTAGTCAACGGCTACGGCGCATCGGGCAAGGACGAGCAGCGCACCGCTTCGGTAAACGTCTGGGTCGGTGCCGCGATCCTTCGCCCTCCATCAAAGCCTGGCAAGCCGAACGTCTCTCGTGGCAAGGCTGGGATCATCAACGTTGATTGGGAGAACAACGCAGCGAACGCCGTCAAAACGCAGGTTCAGCGCATGGAGTACGGCGGCGATTGGGCAACTGTTCTAAACGCTTCGGACGTTGTCACGAGCTACAGCGATTCGGTTGGCGCGGGAACGTTCGCCTACAGAGTTCGATACGAGAACGCAGACGGCTACTCTGGCTGGTCTGACGTATCGGAGTTCATCACGAGCCTTCAAGCACCGGCGGTGCCAACGATTATCTCCCCTTTGAACGGCGATACTCTCAACATCTCTGACGGCAACCCCACGCTGAGGTTCGCCCACAACCCGCAGGACGGCAGCGAGCAGACGGGCGCTCAGGTTCGGTGGCGAGCCGACACGGAAACCGATTGGCAGACGGTGACGCTAACCACGGAATCGTCCCTGCTGCTCAACGTCATCACCGATGCAACGGTGAACAAGAACATCACGTGGCAGGTTCGCACAAAGGGCGCATACGATGGCGGCGGGACGGCTGAGAATGCGTGGTCTGCGTGGAGCGCAGCGATCACCTTCTTCATCAGAACGGCACCTCAGATCACCGTAAGCGTTGCGGAGAAGATAACCGAGGTTCCCGTCTCCGTGTCGTGGGACTACGAGGACGCAAGCGGCACGCAGGCTTACTATTCCGTGTCTTTCGTAAACGATGACGGCGTGGTTGTGTACTACGAGCGGTTAGAGGGAGCTGCCACATCGGTCGAGATCAAGCCTACGGACTTCACGCCCGTTCATCAGCGCACGTACACGGTCGAGGTTTTGGCAGTGTCCACAACGAGCCTTCAAGCGGTTGATTCCGCTTCGTTTACGGTCGATTACACCCCGCCAGCTGACCCAGTGTTCTCCGTGATGCTCGATCCTGACACGCACTCGAACGAGGTCACCGTTTACGACACCCTCAACGCCGTTGCAACCGAGCATTTCAACGTATTCCGCGATGGCGAGCTCGTGGCAGACACGCTATACGATGGGCAAAGCTTCGTCGATGTCCTGCCGCCTTTGGACAAGCCGATCACGTACCGTGTCGTTGCCTACGCTGCTTCTGGCGCGGTTGCCGAAGCTTCGCAGACGGTGAAGGTTCCTTCAAACGGCTTCCTTTGCGTGAACTACGGCGCGGGGAACGCCAAGGTTGCGAAGATGCGGAGGAACCTGAGCAACCCCGATGGCGTTAAGGGCGAGAAGGTAATCAGAACCGTTGCAAGCTCGAAGCTACCGAAGGTTTTCTATGGAACCCATAAGACAAGGGAGAACACGGCTAAGGCTGACGTTTGGGCATTCCGCGATGTTCTTGGCGATGGCGATCTGGCAAGCCTTGCCGCGTTCATCGAGCTTGAGAACCACAACGGGGACGTGTGGCTTCGCTTCCCGTTCGGCGATCTGATCCTCGCAACGATCGACACATCGCACGACATGGACACTGGATCGCGCAACTGGGCAAGCGTCTCGATCGATTGGCAGGAGGTTTCCCGATGATCGACATGAACAAGGGAGGTCGAACGACCTCCTGGCGCTTCGTCCGCGTTCGGCGCGTGATCGGCTGGAAGTCGGAAGCCTACGAGGACAACGCCTACGAGGAAGTGGGAACCGTAAGCGGCATCACGTCATGCAGCATCGAAGAAGCTCAGCTTACGAGCCTTAAGGTTTCTGGCTCGATCGAGTACGTTGACATGCCCGACATTGGGGACGATCTTCTGAGGGTTTACGCCGACATGGAGCTTGACGGCGAGGTCGAGTCCAAATGCTACGGTACTTTCTTCGTTTACTCGAAGAGCGAGGATGTTTGCGAAGGCTCGCACGTGGGAACCGCCGACCTTTACAGCGTCCTTGTGCTGCTTGAGAAGCGTCTGCTTGAGGGCAACTACGCAGTAGGTGCGGCGTACACGGCTAATTACCTCCCCGTTGTGTCCGAGATGGTGTACGAGGTCGGCTTGCCGCTTATGCTCACACCAGGCGGCTGGGAGGTTGCAGCAATAAAGACATGGGAGGTCGGAACCTCCTTTCTTGAGATGGCGAACGACATCATGGAGCTTTACGGATACGGCTCGCTCAACGTTGACGTTTGGGGGAACGTCATCGCAAAGCCTTACCAAGACCCCGAGACAGCTGTTGCGACCACGGTTTTCAGCGACACCGAAGAGGATGTTTCGGACGAGAAGATCAAACGCGAATGGGACGTTCACGACACGCCAAACGTTGTGGTTGTGCGCTCCAAGCTCAAAGACGATTCAGAGGTAATCGGATCGGCTGAGAACGCCGATCCGAACAACCCGTACAGCACGGCGGCGCGTGGGATGCGCATCGTGCGGTTCGAGGAGGTTGAAGGACTTGAGACGAAGGCGCAATGCCAGGAGAAGGCTAAGGCGCTGCTGATCGATGGGATGCAATCAATCGAGCGCCTTACGATCGGTCACGCAGGCAAGCGGTTCAACGCAGGAGATACCGTTGCAGTTGACTACCAGCGAAGCGGTTTGAGCGGGAAATACAGCGCATACAAGCGCAGCGTGAAGGCAACTCCAGACACCGAGAGCGAGACAACGATGAGAAGGACGGTGAAGCTTTATGGCAACGTGGCGAAATCCTGATCAGCTCATAAAGGCGGTAGCCGATGCGCTAAAGCCTTTCCTGCGCAGGAATTACTGCAAGATCACCACTGGCAAGGTTACGGATACGTTCGATGACGGAACGGCTTCTGTGACGGTGAACGGAAGCTCGCTCATGGCGGTTCGGTGCTGCTCTTGCGCAAAGGGGAACGTGGTTCTGATCGTCTCGCAGGCAAGCAACCATTACGTCATCGGGGTAAGGCAGACATCATGATCGAATACGCTTTGCGGCTCGGAGTTGACAAGCCGATACAGAACAGGACGGTAACGCTGAGGAAGGGCGAGAAGGGCAACGCGCGGCTCACTATGCACGTATACCAGGCAGCCGAGGAACTTGACCTGACGCTCTACGATGTGGCGCTTTGCGTCATGCCGCACGGCTACGAGCTGCCATGCTCTGTGCTCAACGGCGAGGTCGTATACGAGGTCGATGAAACGCTTACGGCAATCGAGGGAGATTGCAGGGCGTATCTCCGGCTCTCGTATGACGAAACTGACGTGATTACAACGCAAGCATTCGACATTGAGGTAATGGAGGGCATCGCATGAGATATGCGCTTACTCTTGACCTGGCGAAGCCAGATGACGTTCGCACGATCAAGATTCGCAAGGGAGAGATCGGGTCGGTTACGCTCGCGATCGTTGTTAACGAGGACGGCGAGAAGGTTGACCTGACGCAGTACACGGCTGTACGCTTCTGCGCTTCTAAGCCTGACGGCGTGGTTTTCGAGAAGGTTTCCGTGATCGAGGACGGCACGGCAACGTACACGCTTCCCGCTTCCCTTGCTTCCGCGCGGGGGAAGATCAGCGTAGCGTACGTGATGCTTGCGAAAGAGGGATACATCGGCACCACGCAATGCGTCTGCTTCGATGTGCTTGATGCTGTCCCGACCGCGCAGGCAGAAGCTGTTTACGTTCCCGAGTTCGAAGAGTTGAAGGGCAAGCTCGATGATTACGTTGCCCAGTACGCCGAAACCTTCAAAGCGATCGAGCAGGCAGAAGCAGACCGCGCAACCGCTGAGCAGGGGAGGGCAAGCGCCGAAACAGCGCGAACAGAAGCGGAAGCAGCAAGGGCGCAAGCCGAGGAAGCGCGTTCTTCGGCAGAAAGCGCACGTGAAGCAGCGGAATCGAATCGCAGCGCGGCTGAAACGAAGCGAGCAAGCGAGGAGCGGAAGAGGGCGGTGGCTGAATCTGGAAGGGTTCAAGCAGAATCAAACCGATCCTCGGCAGAAGGCACTAGAAGCACGGCTGAGACGGCGCGAGCGGAAGCGGAAGCGAAGCGCAAGGCTGAGTTCGCGGACATGATCAGCGCAGCGCAGGGTACGAAGCTTCACATCTGCGCAGACGGCGAGTTCGGCACTGACGGGGTTCCATCGCTTGCTGGCTCGCCTGGGATCATCTATCTTGTGCCTTTCGGGAAGCAGGGAGAGAACGACCGTTACGCAGAGTGGCTTTACGTGAACGGGAAATGGGAGAAGATGGGCGTTACTGGCTCTAGCTTCGATCCTATCAGCACCGACACCATAGACGCTATCGCAGGGGGAGCCACCAAAGCAGGTGACGAGGTAGTGAACACCACTGGCTTGAGCTACTTCTTCACAAAGCTGAGCGGCATCTTCTCAAGGATCGGGCATAAGCACGGCAAAGCCGACATTACCGATCTTGCGGATTGGGCGAAGGCTGATAGCAAGCCGTCATACGCATACAGCGAGATCAGCGGCAAGCCAACGACCTTCACCCCGTCTATCCACACGCACAGTGCAGAAGACATTGCGGCTGGAATCCTGCCGATTAAGCGCGGCGGCACTGGTGCCGCAACGGCTCCCGAAGCGTTGGAGAGCCTTGGGATCACGGTAGGCACTGGCGAACCGCCTGCAACGGGAACCCCTGGCTCTATCTACATCAAGCTCGGGGGGGGCAATGATTAGCGGCAGCTCAACGCCAATAGGCACGATCACGGCATACGGCGGATCGACCGCCCCTAGCGGTTGGCTTATGTGTGATGGCTCGGAGGTAAGCAGGGTGGAATACAGCCTTCTCTTCGATGCGATAGGTACAGCCTACGGTGATGGGGACGGAAGCACGACATTCAACCTCCCGAGCATGGCGGGAAGAACAGCCATCGGATCGTCTGCTTCCCATGTATTAGGAACAGCTGGCGGCGAGGAAGCTCATGCGCTGACAGCTTCCGAGCTTCCTAAGGATTACGCTTCGATCTTTGCCCGTCTTAACTCTTCAAATGTGCCTAACGTGTATCCGCGAAGCGGCGCAACACACAAGACGGAATCGGAAGACTACACGCCCCTCTCGCTGAGCGGAAACACAGGAACCGATATTGACGTGATCACATTCTCGGGCGATGGCAAGGCTTTTAACGTCATGCAGCCTTATCTTGCGGTTAACTACATCATCTATGCTGGGAGGTAGACATGGCAAGGCGCAAAACCGTATCGAGCGCGAAGGGCAATCTCGGCAAGCCGTCAGGCTCTAACTTCCAAGCATGGGTCGAGATCGCGTATGGCGATTTCCCCTCTGCTGACGAGGTTGAGATTTACACGGTTGAGAACATCTACGTAACCGATGGCGATGAGGGTTCATGGGCGCGTGTGAGCTACGAGACGGAGCACCACGGATCGGGAACGGCATCGATCGGCTATACGGGCAGCTGGCACGGAACGCAATGGTCTTACCTCGGGACGTTCAAGCGCGGTCAAACCGTCAAGGCTAGATGCAAATGCTACTACACGGGCGGCAGCGGCAGAACGTACACCTCGGAAGCGTCCTGCTCGTACACGATTCCGCTGCTTACGCCTGCAACCGTATCGGTCGATAAGGACAAGGCGAAGATCGGCGATACGGTTACCGTCACCGCCACGGGCAACACCACGGGAGAGAGCAACGCTTGGCTATGGAACCTGGTTCCCGTGATGAACGCAGCGGAGGATGACAAGCAGCCTGTTGCCGATTGGGTTACTTTCGACTGGGGAACCGCTGAGCCAGGAAGCTCGCGAGTTGTAAGCGCGAACGATGAGACGATGACGTTCACGCTTACGGTTCCATACCAGTTCAAAGGTTTTAAGTATCTTTGCTTGAGGGTCATCCAGTATCAGGAATGGTACGGGAACACCTTCGATTGCCCGTCTGAAACGCTGTATGTTGACATCAGTGGAAACGGAAGCAGCGTCACCGCCTACGGCTCTGACGGCGCTGGTCTGCTATCGAAGATTCACGCTTACGGTGCTGACGGGAAGGTGTCAACGCCTGCCGTCTATGCGTACAACCAGGCGGGAGAGCCTGTGCAAATCCAATAGCCAAGCAAGCTTTAAGCGCATCGGAAACGGTGCGCTTTTTTTGCGCCCTGATACTGGCAGCGAAAATCAGCTCGAACGTTAACACCAGACAAAGGAGGAACAAGCGAATGGATGTTCTCTTCACGGCAGAGCAGCAATGGGCGATCTGGATCACGGCGGCGTTCGTGATCCTCGATGTTGTCTCGGGAGTAATGAAGGCGGCTAAGAACGGCGAGCTATCAAGCTCGAAGATGCGTGAAGGCTTGTGGCACAAGAGCGGCTATGTGCTGATCGTGTGCATGGCTATCTTGATCGAGATGGGAAGCCAGCATGTCGATCTTGGCTTCGACATGCCATTGATCGTCCCCGCCTGCATCTACATCATCGGCAGCGAGATCATGTCTATCTTCGAGAACGCAAAGGCAATCAACCCCGACCTAGACAACGGCAAGATAGCACAATATTTCGAGCGGAAGGAGCAGCGGTAATGGCTGAGTACGAGACTGACAACGCAACCGAGGAGGAGCTTGCGGCGATGCCGAGCGGCGTTGCCACCGATTCGGATATTCCAGATCAAACGGCTGAGGTTTTGGAGGTCGAGAACAATGGCGAATGCTAACGACTTCGTTGCGGTTGCTGCAAGCCAGATCGGCGTTAAAGAGAACCCAGCGGGGAGCAACCACGTAAAGTACGGCGAATGGTACGGCTTGGATTACAACCCTTGGTGCGATATGTTCGTCTCCTGGTGCGCAGATCAGGTTGGCGCTTTGGGAATTGTCGGAAAGTTCGCTTACTGCCCCTCGCACGTCAACTACGCAAAGAAGCTTGGGCGTTGGCTCGACCGCGAGGAGAAGCCGCAGAAGGGCGATATTGTGTTCTTCTCGAACGGCTCCCGAGCCTGCCACGTGGGCATCGTGGAATCGCGCAACGGCTCCGCAAGCGTGACCACCATCGAGGGCAACACCTCGGTAAGCAGCAACGACAACGGGGGAGCTGTAATGCGCCGAACGCGATCCTACGGAGTTAAAGGCTCCAATTGGTTCATCATGGGGTTCTTCCGTCCCGCATGGGACGGGCAAAGTGCGAATGTTTCCTCTCCCGAGCCTGAGCAGGGATCGACCGATAACAGCTATTGGTCGTTCTCCGATTGGGTGCGCCGTTTGCAGCGCGAGTGCAACGCTCAAGGCTACTCTCATCAAACGGTCGATGGCATTCCCGGTGCAAACACGCTGAACGGCTGTCCTCAGCTTGGGCGCAAATCGCGCGGGAACATCACGGCGCTGATGCAAGAGCGTTTGATTGTCCTAGGCTACAATTGCGGCTCGTGCGGTGCTGACGGCATCAACGGCGGTGATACGCAGCGAGCTATAAGGGCGTTTCAGGCTGACAACGGACTTGAAGATGACGGAATAGTTGGGCGCAACACTTGGCGCAAGCTCCTTAAGCTTTAGCTAAAACATTGACTGTCATTGCGCCTGGCTTCGGCTGGGCGCTTTTTTATTGCTGATGGAGTGCAGTTCACGCAGGGCGATTGGCAAGGCGAGCAATGCGGGGAAGCGGACGATATAGCGGAATACCATTGGCTCGATGCTCACGGGAACGCAGCTGTCATGCTCGATGGATTGCAGCGAATGCTTGGATAAGGCAGAATCTGGACGGGAACGAATCTAGGAAGAATCGTTCCCGTTTTTTCATTCTCGGTTTTCCCTTTTTCGGCAAAATCGCCGTTCCCTCAGAACCCTCAGAACCGTCAGAACCCTAGGTAAATCAGATTTAACTATATTGGCGATAGTAAGCAATAATTAGTTAATAGTTTTTATTAATTAGTTAAGGAGATAGAATGCTTTTTTATTCCATTCCAAATCAACAAGTTTCAAGTTGCTTGAATATAGGGCTTCCTAATGGCTGCGTGACCATTGGCCTTCAAAGTTTGCCTCTCAAAAAGCCGAAGTTGGACTGCTGATAACGGAAGGAAGACATAGTTGTTTGGGGAATCAAACGAAGCAAGGGCTTCTTTACTTCGCCTGGAGAATATCGCAAAGCCATTGTATGTTGCCTTGCGAGTCGTTATGGCGACATTCGTCATTGGATGGAGTTTGCTCTTTGTCGCATTTTTCGTTTCCTTGGTAACCTCACAAGTTGGTTTGTGTGACTTGGTCTGTCATCTTCTTTACGCTGTTCCTGTTGCGGTGTCTGCTTTCATAAACATTTATATCCTTTACGTAATTGGAAGTATTTGCAATTCGATACGCCATGGGAGCAGTCCGTTCACTATGCATACTTCTCGGCAAATTAAAGTAGTGAGTTTTTTGCTGCTTGCCAGTTTTGTCCTTCAGGCGGTTGTCTCCGTGATTCCTTTTGATGGTTATTCTCTTGGTGTTATGCGAATTGGCTTGGCGAAGCAAGGGGATGGAGTGGTGGCGGATCTGAGCATTTCGACCTTGGTGGCTTCGGTTATTGGCTTTATTCTGTCATATGTGTTTAAATACGGAGCATTGTTGCAGCAGTTGTCGGACGATACGGTTTAGGGGCATATTTTTGGCTATAGTGTTCAACTTGGACAAATTGCTTGCCTCGAGAAAGATGCAATCCGTAGAGCTGGCAGAAAAGCTTGAATGCACGGTTCAGACGGTATCGAGGATAAAAAACGGGAAAATTCGTGCGTTAAGAATTGACAGTCTTGATAGGATTTGTGAGGTTTTCGATTGCCAACCTGGTGATTTACTTGAGTATCTTAGCGATGAAGAGGCTGAAAAAAGATACGGTGAGACCTTTTTGGAGGAGTATAAAAAGTATCATAGTCAATAGATGCTATTGCACTTGATGATGGGCACTGGAATTCACCAGCGCCCATTTTTTATGTTCAAAACCGCTTACCGTTCAGGTCAACCGCCTATCATCGGTTTCTCTCTAAGTACTAGTAAATAATGCTTAACTTTAAGAAGTTAAAAGAAACAGTTAACTTCTTAATATATTATTTCCATTAGGGAGGCTTTTATGAGGCATGGTTACCATAACTTAACCAATTACAGAATGCTTCATATTGCCAAGGATTCGCCATTTTTCGAAGAGTATGCTCAGGCGAAAAATACAGAGTCTTTTTCTTGCGAAGTCCCTTCGGATTGGGCGTGTCAGCTTGATTCAACCTGGAGGTATTTATTTCCCGCAAAGGTGAACTTGCCTGATCAGGGATGGAAGATCCACCTAAGCTCATGTCCCACGGAAGCCCAATTGCTGCTCGATGTTGTGGGTGGCTTTTTAGTCAAGAAGAGAGTTGCTTTCAAGCATTTGGTATCGTATGGGAGCTTTCTGAGACTGAACGGTAAGAATGCAAATAGGTCCTCTTCGGGCAAATTTATAACAATCTATCCAGGGTCAGTTGGCGACTTCCTTGCTCTTTTGGAAGAGTTAGAAGGTCTTTTGGGGAATTTCCATGGTCCCTATGTGTTGTCTGACATCAGATACAAGGAAGCTCCGGTTTTCTTCCGCTACGGTGGTTTTCGATATCTTTTGGAAGAAGATGGAAAGGGCGTCTCCAGGCTGGCAATACGAAGGCCGGATGGCTCTCTGACTGAAGATCAGAGAAAGCCATTCTTCGTCTTGCCTGATTTTGTTTCCGTCCCCTTTGGCATAAAGAAACAGGTCGATGCTCGTATCAACCCATCAGATGAATTTGAGCTTCTTTTCTCTCCTTATTCAATTTTGGAAAGCCTGCATTTCAGCAATGCGGGTGGGGTTTATCGTGGGGTTAATCTCAAGACTGGTTGCGAGATTGTGGCCAAAGAGGCTCGGTCGTATGCTGGCTATTCTTCTTCCGATTGCGATGCGGTGCTACGCTTAAGGCATGAGCGGTCGATGCTCATCAGACTGCAGGGAATTGAGGGGATTCCCTCTTACTACTCGTATAAGACAGTTTGCGGACACGAATTTCTGGTCGAGGAATATTGTGCCGGGGTCACTTTGCAGTCTTGGGTTGCCAGTAATTATCCTTTTCGTCTTGGAGAGGACGATGCTCTTCGCTATTCCGAGAGAGCCTTGGTAATTGCTCGACAAATGCTGGGCCTCTTGGATGCAGTTCATGGCGCGGGCGTTGCCTTGATGGATGTTAATCCAAAAAACTTCATCGTTGATAAAAATCTTGCAGTAAGCCTTATCGATTTTGAGGCATGTAGCGATATCGATGGGGCTGATTCGGCGTGCTTGGGGATGCCTGGTTTTTCTCCGCTCTGCAAATGCGCCAATAAAGAGAGGGACGAATTCGGCTTGGCGTGTGTTTTGTCCTATCTCTTTTGGCCTTCTTGGAGTAGCTCTTTCTCTCCACGCTCTCTTTATGAGCGGCTTCCTCTTATAGATAAGCATTTTCCATCTTCAGTTAAGGACATGCTGGAAGAGCAATTGTCTTGTATGGCTTCCCGTATATTTGATTCCCCGTTTGGCTTGGTGCCGGTTGGGAGTGAAAAAATCGATTCGTGCAGCTTTGCGCAGCGTTTGGCTGCAGGAATTGCAAAATCGAGAAGGCCCGATGATTCGGAGGGCCGTCTCTATCCTGGTGATGCTACACAATTCTTGCATGGGCCTTTAGGCCGATTGGACATAGAGACTGGCGCTGCGGGCGTTGCTCTCATGCTTGGTCGTTTTGGGCTTGATGTTTCCTCTGATGTTGAATGGACCACGACGAAGCGTTTGAAAAGCGAAATCTCTTTGCATTTTCATGGACTGCTTCGTGGAACAGTGGGAATAGCAAGCGTTTTTTCGCAGCTTGGATATTGTGAAAAGGCAATAGGTCTGCTTCCTCTTTCTTTACCGTATGGTCCCTCTGATGATATTTCGATAAGAAGCGGAATTGCTGGAACAGTTCTTTCTCTCTTGCAAATCAATTCAGATTGCGGCTGTCCCCAGGTGAGAAAACTCCTTGGAGAATCTGCTGATTTTTTGCGAGATTCCGTATTGAAGAATCTCGAACCAGTAAGTGATGGCGCGGAAACCGGGAATGCCGTTGGATTGTTCGATGGCTGGTCTGGTGCGGCATTGGCTTGCCATGAGTTGGCTGCATGCTTTGTCGAGCAATCGGCTGAGTGGAATCGCTTGGCTAACGTTTGCCTCGAACACGAACTTTCGGGACTCGATGTAAAACCTGATGGCTCTTTGTCAGTTGATTATTCGGGAATTGATTTTGGGTACTTATCTGAGGGCATTGCGGGTATTGGGGTTTCACTTGCCTTATGCAATGCGGATGGATATGCAAATGAGCTTAAAGCTATTTCTTCTTCGCTCAAAGAATACGTTGCCCTGAACGGTGGCTTGTTCCATGGGCTATTAGGCAAAGCAGCGGCACTTCTCTGCATTGATGGGGAGGAAAACGCTGATGTTATTTCGGCAATGGTGAGGAACGTGATAGGGGAGTTTTGCTTTCGGGAGCAAAGCCAAGATTTCGAGGGGCCAATTTGGGCCTTGGGAAATGGTGGTTCTTGCTTATCGGTTGGTTATTCAACTGGTTCCGCTGGGCTGATCGGATTTCTCCTGTCTTCGGTCGAGCATCCTTTTGGATGGTTTCCCGTTTCTCTTCATTGATATAAATATGCGCACAAATCAAGGAAGGAGGTGAAGGAAATGGGTTCTATGTTGGATCTTCAGTCGCTCGAAGCCTCTAGCGATGCAATCGATCCTAGGGCATCTGGAGCTAGCTTTATGTGCAATGGCGATAACAGCTCTGTGAGCCTTTGGTGCGGCTAAGCAAAGATAGTGCCAGGCATGCTTTCGCATGCCCGGCAATTGCAGAAAGGGCGTGATTCTTCGATGTCAGCCTTGATTGATGCAAGGGGAATAGAAAAGTCTTTCATGTACGGCAAAGGAAAAAAGCTTCGGAAGAACAGGGTGCTGAATGGGATTGACTTTTCGGTTAACGTGGGTGAGTTCGTTTCTATTGTCGGCCCAAGTGGGTCGGGAAAAACGACCCTGTTGAACTGCCTTTCGGGCCTCGAAGAGATAGATTCGGGCTCTATTGCCCTTGATGGCAACTTGATTTCATCAATGAACACTATAGAGAGAGACGAAGTCAGAAGGCGTTTGGTCAGTTTCGTATTTCAGAATTTAAATCTCATTCCATCGCTGAATGCCGTAGATAACGTCTGGATTCCCGCTCGACTTTCTGGAAAGAAAACTACGAAAAAAGATGCGCTAGCTTTGCTTAGTGGCCTTGGTATCGCCGATAAGGCAAAGGACTATCCAGATTCATTGTCGGGAGGAGAGCGGCAGCGTATAGCAATAGCGCGATCCATGGCTACTGATTCTCCAATAGTATTTGCAGACGAGCCTACAGGATCTCTTGATGTTGATAATACGCGAGCGGTGATGGATATAATGCGTCGCGAATCGAAGCAGGGTAATCGTGCTGTTGTGATGGTAACCCATGATCTGACGGCAGCTTCTTATTCCGATCGTGTTGTGATTCTGAAAGATGGGATGGTTGCTGCGGAGCTCAACCATCCCGCCCCGCATGAAATAGCCCTTTTGCTGGAGGGGTAACCATGTGGCGTTTGTTCATTTCTGACTTAAGGAATAGATGGCTTGATTGGGTGGGTATTATTCTGGTCGCCTTCTTTTGTGGCGTTGCTAGCGGTTGGTCCGCCTTGCTCATATCTTCGTCTTATGGGCTAGAGGGGGCGGCTTCGAGGCAGCTGCTCAATGCGGGAACCGCAACACTGTTTCTGACATGGATTGCTTCCATTCCCGTATCTGCCTCTGTGGCGCGACTTGTTGCAAAGAAAAAAGAGCCATCTTACTCTGTGTGGCGGTTGCTAGGCATGCGCAGGAGATATGTAGGACTTTGCTTTTTTGTTCAGATAGCAATTGCTTCGTTTCTTGGCTTGATGTTGGGTTTCATTGCTTTCGGCTTTGCGATTCCTTGCTTTGATGTCTTTGTTTGTTTGGGGGCTTGTCTTGATTTTCCGGTTGTCGCCTTGGTCGCTTGCGTTGAGCTCCTTGCGTTTGTTCTTGGTGGGTTGAGCAGTGTGCATTCTTCCCTGAATGTTTCCCCTCTTTTAACCCTGGGCGGTCAATTGCCATATAGAAAGAAAATCGGCGCCTTCCGCATCGTTGTCTGTGCCTTGTTAGTTGTTGGCCTTTTTTCGTTGATTGCAATTTCCGTCGAATCAGACCCGCTGGCTCGAATCAGTTGTCTTGTATTCCTCCCCTTTGTTGTTGCTTTGTTCTGCTCTGTCGTTTTGAGGCCGTTGCTCCCTTGGGTGGTGAAAACGTGGACGGCTGTTGCTCCTTGGAGGGGCTCTCCGGTCTGGCTGGTTGCCCAGAGCAAGGTACTTTTCTATTCCGATGAATCTGTGGCGATACAAATGCCTATTGCAATAGGCATTTCGCTGGTTGCGGGGCTCATTGCTGTTGTTGATGCTCTGGTTGTCTATCTGAGGGGTCAGGGAATCGAAGCAAGCGGGATAAGCACTGAACAGCTGCTGTCCTTTCTCGGTGCCCCTATTTTAGTTTGCGTTGCTGGAGCTGTGGCTGTTGTTGCAATGACGGCAAACGACAGGGTTCTTGAAGGAAGGACGTTCATTTCGTGTGGATCGAGTCATAGATCGATCTTCGAAATGATGATATGTGAGTCGTTCATCCATGCGTTTAATGCGCTCATCGTTGGCATGGCGTGCGCATTATCTTCTGGGGCTATTGCTTCTGCCGTTTGTTCGGTTAGCCTCCCCTTATCTGCCTGCTTAGTTTCCTCGCTGTTGATTTTCGCGCCTTCTTTTGCGGTCGTTCTATCTCCCATGCTGATGGTGCTGCCAAGCGTAAGCGCTGGAAAAGTTCTTTTAGCTCGTAAGGCCGTGGAATAGAAAAGGGAGGTTGCTTTGTCGTCTTTTTCTCCGATAGAGGGAGTCCGATTCCATGCGAACAATAATCGTTTTATTAAAGAGGTATGTCCCTTCTTTGGGGTGGGTGTTTGTCGCTTGCTTGGCTCTGGGGCTACTCGGGCAGATAATTTTGCTGGCTCAGCCCCAATATGGTGGAGCTTTGATTCAGGCTGCACAGGAAGGGGCAAATGCTTTCGACCCCTTGATAATCCTGCTGATCCTTCTTGCTGCAAGCGCCCTATTGACTATGGGCCAGCAGGTTCTGATTGCCAAGATAGGCGAGGGACTAGCTAAGCGAATAAGAGGCCGTCTATCCCGTTCGTTCTTTGCTTTGTCGGTTTTGAGCCAGGAAGCTCGACCTTCAGGTTGGTATTCTCAGCGCATTGTAAGTGATGTTGAATTGGTTAAGAGACTCCCTGGGCAGCTTGTTTCTCTTGTTCAGTCCTTGTTCGTGTTTTTCGGATCATTTGTTGCCCTGGTTCTCATTTCCCCCATGACGTTTGTTATCGGTTTGGGGTTTGGATTGCTATCCTTGCTTTTTTCGGTCGTTGCATCGCGCCCGATGTCGGGCTACAGGAAAGAGGTTCAGGAGCTTCTTTTGCGTATTACAGTAAAAACCCAGGAATTCGCTCTCACGAATCGGGTTTTGCGATCTTATAACGCATGGAGCTCGGCGGAAAAATCTCTCGGAGTCGAAATAGAGGCTGCTGCAAAAGCTGGCTTTAAATTGTCTCTGCTTGCCGGTTTTCTTTCTCCGATATCGTCTGTCTTGATGCAGCTTGCGAATATTGGAACGATTTTGTTTGCATCCTGGCAGGTTGCTGCGGGCGCAATGGCTTTTTCCGATCTTGTAGTTTTCTTGATGTACTTCTCTTACTTTTCTTCTTCGGTAAGCCAATTTGTTGGTTTTATTTCATATGCGCGCGAAGCTGCTGTAGGCGACGAGAGAATTAGAGACTTTGAAACCCTAGTTCATCCTAGGAGTCTTCCTTCTTCTTGCCACAAAGAGGGAGGCATTTCTCCTTGTCCATCTTTTACTTTTTATCGTGTTTCATTTTGCTACCCATCGTCCTCGAATGACTCTTTGAACGATGCCTCGTTCAGCATTCCTCCTGGGAAAGTAACTGCGTTAGTTGGAGCTTCGGGTGGGGGGAAGTCAACGTGCTTGGGTTTGATGGAACGTTTTTTCTCTCCCTCAAAAGGGAAAATACTCCTTGATGGTATTGAGTTGTCCGATATCCCCCTTGAGGAATATCGGGATTCAATTGGCTTTATAGACCAGTCCGCTAGTTTGATTAGCGGTACCGTCGAGGATAATTTAAGGCTTGCAAAACTCTCAGCTTCTCGCTTTGACATGGAGAATGCCCTTGATTCTGTTGGATTAGGTGATATTCCTTTGGATAGGGACGTTGGCGAGCGGGGTCTGGCCTTGTCGGGAGGGCAAAGACAGCGTATCGCATTGGCTAGAACTATTATCCGTAATCCTAAAGTGCTCATTCTCGACGAGCCAACTTCGAGTCTTGATGGAATTTCCGAGCGCGAAGTAGATTGTCTCTTGAGAAGCCTTTTTGATGGACGGACGATCGTCTATGCGGCTCATAGGTTGTCCTCCATTTTAAGCGCCGATTGGATCGTCGTTCTTAATGAGGGAAAAATTGAGGGGCAGGGAATGCATCACGACTTATACGAGAGCTGTTTGTACTATCGTCGTTTGATTGATTCTCAATCCGAGATATAGGTTGATGCCGATATGGTTAAAAAATGCCGCCCAAAGGGACGGCATTGAAATGCGAGTGAGCCTATAAGCCGGGTTCTGTAATCGGCAACCATTTATCTCGACTTTGCGTCGCCGCAAAGCTCAAGCACGCAACCCGAATGCACGGAAG